TTTTAATGCTTGGATAAAAATATTGTTTACCTTTTGTTCTTCAACTTTAGATTTTCTACCTGCAGTTTTATGACCACCGTTGTTTCTTCTTTTATCTTCCATATTTAAAAAAGTTATTATTATTAAATCTATAATAAATAAAACTTATGGTTGTTTAAATGTTTCGTTGTAGTATTGTTCTGCCATTTTTCTATTATCCATTATTCCATTAATATCTCCTTCGCTATAAGCATCAATAATTTGTTGCTTTTCAATTTCTTTGGCTATATAAATTTGAGATTTAGTTACAAACTTTTGTTGTTCTAATTGTTCTACCAACCATTCTACTGCTGTTTGTTTCATAATTAATTATTTTGATTTGATATAAATTCATATTCATCTTTGTATTTCTGCAAACCATTAGGTCTGTTATTCAAAGCTAAAGATAATGAAGAACGATTGATTCCTGTTTCCCTGCACAGTTGAATCATTCCACTAAATACTTTACCATCAGATTTTCTTCTTATTGGTTTCATTCTGTGTTGTTGTTCTTTCTGCATCTTTAAACTTTTATCAGATAGTTCTACAAAGTCAAGTACTTTCTTTTTGTTTTTGTAATCGTTACCTTGTTTTATTTGATTTAGATTATAATAGTCTATAGCTTCCCATTTAGGTTTAGGTAAATCCCATAGGTAAGATGTGTTATCGTTTCTTAAAATTTCTATTATTTCTGTTATCTTCATAGCTTTTCTATTTCTTGTTTAACTTCTTGCAAAAATTCAATATGAAAATCATTATATTCAATAGCAAAATCTACTGCTATTAATGCACATTGTTTGGCATTATGATTATTTATAAATGAATCTTTATTTTCTAAATTTCTATATTTAAAAAATAATTGTTCTGCTTTTTCTTTTGGTGTCATAATCTTATGTTCTTATTCATTGTATAGAATGCTTCTAATCGTAAAGTGATTAACTCGTGTTGTTCTGTTCCTTTAGTAGCTTCTAATAGGTTGTTTAGGTTTTCAATTATTTTGAATTCGTATCTTGGTTGATTCAATTGCTTTTCTAAATCGTGCAGCTTCTTCTTAAATATGTCTTCTTGTGATAGTTCTTGTTCTACTTCACCACCCAATAGTTTTAATATTAAATTCTTGCAGTCTAATATCTTTGGGTTGTATGTTTCATATACTTGAAAGTTCTTTAATGAATGTACTACTGTAGCGTGATTCATTTCAAAGTCTGATGCTATAGATTGTAAGCTTCTTTTCTTATATAACTTTCTTACTAAATAGAAGTATAATGCTCTACCTTCAATTATTTCTCGCTTCCTGCTTTGTTCAGATATATCTACTCTTAATTCTTTCAGGATTAATTCTTTTATTTGATTTTCCATTTCTTATTTAATTATAAAATTCCACGCATTACATATTGATTCAAATCTACTTCTTCTTGTCCAAAGAAGTATTTATAGTTAGCAATACCTTGTTCAAGTTTGTCTTTACCTTTTTGGTAGAAGTCATCGCTACATTCAAAGATTCCAATATCTAAACTACCTTTGTCTATACATACAAATATAAATTCATCTACTCCAAACATTTCTTTATACATATAAGCTTGTAAGTCATAACTATATTTATCTGCTGAATATCTAAATTCATTTAATCCTGTAGTAGTTTTTAAATCTATTATCTGATTGCCTCTTAAAATATCTGCTTTAGCTCTAAATGGTATTCCATCTATCATAGCTACTTCAGGTATTTCAAATTGTGCTTTAGAAAAATAACTTGTGGCTTCATTGTTTTTTAGTATTGCATCAGCTAATCTTTCAGCATCTCTTAACTCGTTTGTAGTGTAAACGTTTTGTTTTTCTTCTACTGCAAGTTTATATTCTTTTGCTGCTTTAGTTTTGCAATCTACAAATGTAAAGTCATCTATCTTATTAGGTTCAAGTATAAGTGTGTGGAATAGTTTACCGTCTCTTAATGGTTGCGTTTCTGCTTGTCCGTACTTTGTAACGTACTTATATGTTTTAGGCGATTTAAGCACCATCTTTAGACTTGATGAAGATAATGCTTGTTTTCCTAAATAACCATAGTAGAAGTCATCATCATACATATTATCTAATAATTCTTGTTTGTTCCAAATCTTGTTATCGAATGTTTTAATTTTTTCTCGCATCTTGTATAATTAAGTCGTAAATATAATAGTGTGTTTGTATATCTCTTTCAGTTGAATCTATCATTGCCATAAATTGGTCATCATTTATCTGTGCGTTGAAGTATTCACTGTAAATCCATTGTAAATCACGTTCAAGTGATTGTATTTTACTAAATATCTTTATTGTAGCGTCTTCGTTCATATATTTCTACATCGTTTAAAATTACATCTATTTCGTTTGTAAAGTATGCTGATTGCATCCATTCGTGTTCTAAAGCTGATAGTACTGCTTTTAGTTTAAGTGCTGCGTAATCGTTTTCTAATGTTTCTAAAACATAGATTACATTTTCTAATTCTGTTTTGATTTCTTGATTTGTCATTTTGTTTGGTTTTAATGTTGAAGCAAATATAAACAACTTATTTACATTGTGCAAGTATTAACATAATTTTAACAAAAAAAAGGATAGCTAATTGCTACCCTCTAATTTTAGTTTTATAATCTTTCTATATACTGCATTAACTCGCTCCGAGTTCAATCCTCTATTATAATTGAATTTCATAATGCGTTGTATTCTTTGTAGTGCTGATTGTTTCATAGTTATAGTCTTTTAAGTTTCTCGAGATAAAGCAAAGCATCCATTAATTCTTCGGAGATATGCGTTATCCATTCATCTCTTGTTAAATCATCTCTATCCATTGTAGTTCCGTATTTCTTTATTCCTACTTCACTACGTTGTTTAAACTTATTAATTACTGATTGAACTACACTATCTTTTACTTGTGCTTCAATCCATTGTGACATTGTGTCTTTTACTTTCATATCAATTTACTTTGGTTAACATATAATTCCATTATCTTCTTGGTTGCTTCATATTCGCTGAACTCTACCTTCTTGTTATTCTCTTTCAAATAGATTACATTCTTATAATCAGATGGAATATACTTTACGATGTAGAATCTTTTATTAGTGTTTGCTTCTAATGAATAAGCTACGTTTCTTTTAACACAATACACCATAGCATTTACCTGTGTGTAATGTGGCGAGTAGATTTCTATTTTCTTTTTAGCCATCTATTCTTAAAAATTCAGCTTGACCATATTCTAAAAACCATTCTTTGTTCTCTTTATATTTTTCAATAACTGCATTAATCATTACAAGTTCATCCAAATCTGAAGTAGTTAATTTTATAACTATGTCTTCAATGCTGTTTAGTATGTTTGTAGTCATTTCTGCATCAGCTTTATAAATCTTTCTGTATTCATCGTAAACTGTAGTTTCAAGGTGTAATATCACTTTATTAAGTAAATGCTTTAAAGCACCATTATATTGCTTTGTGTAACGTAAATTTTCATTACATTCTAAAAGAAGTTGCGATAGTAATACACTCTTTAAATATTCTAATTGTATTGGGTTATTGTTCATTGTTCTGATTTATTAAATTAGTTAATAGTAAATTTATTTGATTAAAAACATTTTGTTTGTCGTATAGTTCATCTTTTTCGTAATAGATTAAGAAATGCGGCACACCATAAGTTAGCTTGTATAATTCCCTTTGCTTGTTATGATTGTCTTTAGCTTTTAGTTGATATGGGTTACTCATATATTTATAAGTAATTGGTTTAATCTGTAAACCTAAAATTAAAATACCATTAGAAAAGCATTCGAAATCTGTAAAATATTGTTCATCCTTATTATAATCTGCTTTTTCAAAAGTTAAGTTTGGGAATTGCTCTTGCAGTTCTTTTACCAAAGCTATTTCATTTAGCATTCCATTCCAAGTTTGACCAACTATCCTGTGCTTAACATAAGCAAATGAATCATTAATATCTAATGAAGTAATAGCTAAAGAAGTATTGGATAATACCTTTGGGTATCGTTCTAAATAGTATTCGTACCATTCACTACTTTCTATTTGCTCTACTGATTTATAATATTCATCAAACAGCTTTGCACATTTGCCTACTTTGTCGCTTCTAAATAAACTATTAATAGAAGCATCTTTATTTAATTGCCTATAAACTTTATCATCTATAGGCATATCAAATCTATAACTACTGTACTTGATATTCATTAAATACTTTTCTTAAATCGTTAATAATATCTCTCCAACAAGAAGCACAATTACTATCATCTAATTTTACTTCAAATACTCTAAAGTAAATAGCTTGTATTTGCCATTGTTCGTTTGGTGTTAAACTACCTTTCTTTGGTGATACAAAAGGTTTTAAAGCTTCATAGTCTGATTCAGTTAAGCAATTAACTTTTCTTCTATATGGAATTAAGTTATTTAGTTTTGCTTTTCGTTCTTCGCATTTGCAATCTACTCCGGTAACTTTGCTAAATGTTTCTACTGCTTTTTTAATTCCTGTGGCTTCAGTGATT